TATGCTTTATTCTCAATCGTGTATACTCTTCCGATTTCTCCCTCTGCAACTTCTGTGTCTTCAAAATGGTGATACTCTAACCGTGTATAGCACACATCACCTTTTTGTAGCTTATCAATAAAGATCGCACCTAGGATATCACCATTCGAGTTTTTATCTGTAACCACAAAGTCACCAGGTAATATGTAGTCAATAGCACTGTCCGGATTGTATGTACCATTAGGTTTAAAGATAATACCGCCCATGCCGCACGCATCCTCTGTTTTATCACGAATAGACTTAGTAATCATCTTATCTATACACTGATTGATGTAGTCTGCCCTGTCTGACCCTGCAACCGTTACTTTTAAGTCTAAGCAAGTCTTTTTAGATGTGTAGTAACACAGAAACTTGGCAAAGTTGATCGTATCTATTCCTGCCGGTATATCTAACCAGTATGGTGTTCCATTAATAATATTCTGCCATTCTATTTGCGCGGATTCCATCTTTACGGATGATATTACATCTACATCAAATTCCTTTACCGCTGCGCCCATAAATAATCTCATAAACCAATCCCTCACTTTGCTAATTAATCCCATGTTACACCTACCTTGTATAGTTAACTAATGATATTATATGCTGTTTGTTTCTTCTTTCAGTTTTTTGTCTATATTCATTACTTCGCTCCAATAAACAAAAATATAATCTTTAATGTTAAATTCTGTTTCTTTCTTTTGAAACCAAAAATTATATCTAAAATTCATTCCAATAATTCCTGTGCATTCCTCGCTATAAAAAACAATTTCTTCTTTTTTAAAATCTTTTGAATATTTTTTTCTTTTTTCGGAAAAATCGTTTATTTCTTCTTCTGTTCTACAAACTACAATAATTTTGCAATTAAAGAAGTCTTTCCATATTAATTTATATTTTCCCACCTTACACCGCCTTATAATAATATTTCAAGCTGTTCATATACTTTGTACATCTTGGGGAACTGTATTGCTATCCAGTCAACTACGGTTTCTTGTACTCCCCATTTCTTTGTTTCAAAGTTTTCTTGTAACCCGCATTCATCAAAAAAAGCATGTACTATTTCATGCCTCAATAGTTTTTTATAATACCAATCCGGATTATTTAATTCCATTTCTTTACAATCTTTCATAATCACAATTGACTTTGTTGACCTATCACAATAACCATTACAATCCTTTAAAAGACTATCTTCTGTCTCTGCTTTTCTGCTTATTGTGTATTCAGTACCTAATATGTTAACTGATACTCCATTCCATGTTTCATCTGTGATTAATTTATCTGTTTTAGTTATTATATCTATCATGCATTTCCTTTCTAGCATTGCCACTTTAATGCCCTGCGCAAGAATGTGTTGCAGTAATACCGAACATCATCCATTCCGTGATCGTATTCTTTTATAACTTTGTCTTCTCCACTTTCTTCATCCCATGAGTACAATCCAAATTCATCTATTGTATCTTTGCAACTTTCATGAAACTTTATCTTTCCAGTAACTAATAGCGTTGTAACTATTCTAATACCGTCTAATACGTCATTGTTTGCACCCTTGACTATGTATTTACCGTGTTTCTTTATAACTTCGATATATGAAGCTGCTGACGGGTCTACTATGATATACATTATTTCTGTATCTCCTATCAATTCATCCATCATCTTGTAGTATGCTTCATCGTCTACCCTTACACCGGCTTTTCTACTGTCGTAATGTATTTCTCTTTCCCTTATGGATTCTCTTCCATTAAATCCCCATACACCGCATGAGAATGGATTAACAGTACCGTAATCGATTGATACTAAGTGTTGCGGATAAATAGGACACTCACCTTTAATAACGTGCTTATCTTCGTCAAACATGGAGTATACTAATCCTTCTGCAACGCACCACAACCCCATTATGTAACGTTTAAAGAATACTCCTACGTACATATTCCGGTATCTGTTCTTTATTTCTTCTGAAAGTGATAGGTTATCATCCATTGTAAAATGAAGATAAACCATATTCTTTTCAAGTATTTTATCTATCCAATTAACTTTAAACCAGTGCTTTGGATTACCTGGGTTGCAGTTAAACCAAAACTTGGAACCAGTTACAGAACATCTACCGGTTGCTTGATTAACAAATGATTCCGGCATAAGTGCTACTTCATCGAAAAAAACACCTGCAAGCGTAATACCTTGGATTAAATCCTGCGAACTCTCGTCCTTGCCACCAAATATGTAAAAGTAATTCTCTATTCCATGTTTAGATACAATCAGCAAATTGTCAGTTCTGCAGTCTTTTATTTTATAATGCTTAGTTATCAGCATTAGTTTAAGCCAAAACAGTACATTACGTCTGAATGAACCTATTGTCTTACCGCACATACCAAAGTTTTGTTGATTAAAGCGGTTCATTGCCCACATAACAAACGATAAAGACATACAGATTGTTTTACCTGATCGTATTGCTCCGTCTGCTATGATACCGTCTTTATCTTTAACTGGTGATAAATCACACCACCATGTTAATATCTTTTTCTGTTTTATGCTAAATTCCTTAAATATGAACTTATTTGCTCTTGCTTTATGCTTTGATGATTCTTTTCTTTTAGCTGCCAGTATATGTAAGTTTGCAATGCGTTCATTAATTCTGCTGTTCATCGTCCCACACTTCCTTTGCGGTTGTGTTCAATGCCTTAATAAAGTTATCATCCTCTTGTGGCTCTTCCTCTGTAGTTATTTCCTTTGCTGATATTTCAGCTTTAAGTAATTCAATTTCAAGTTTCTTTTCGTCAAATTCAATCTTATGTGTATCTAGTGGGTTCATCATGAAGTACTTCCCTAGCCATTCCATAGCTTTCTGTGAATCAGCTAGTTTAAGGCTTGTACCGTCTTTACCTTGCTTTACTTCCTGGATGATAGATGTATCAACGTTGCATGACTCATTAAACCTTACTACATTGATTTCCTTTGTTACGCTTGTTTTATTTCCTGTTTCTTCATCCTTTATAATGACAGGGCCGAATGGTCCCATGACTGGAACTGTTTCCCTTCCAAACTTTAGGTAATCGCCAATGTCAGAGAATGCTATACGCATCTGTTTTTCTATGATGTCCTCTGCTCCTGCGACTATTTGTTTGCGCTTCTCTTCTTTTAATCGCATGATTTCAGTTCTAACTCTTTCATTTCCTAGTAGCCTTGAACCATTGCACATTGCTGATTCATAAGTGCAACCATATGCTTTTACATAACTCTGCGTTGCATTAAATGATTTACTGTAATAAATACAAAACATCTGTTGTTCGTCTGTCAGTTCCTTATTCTGTAATGTCTCTTTCGTTCCGTCATTTGCTTTCTTCTTGACATTTGCAACGCAACGCTTTGTTTGCTTTCTTATTTTCTTTTGCAACGTTGCACTTTCTGCAACACTCCACTTGTATCTATTCTTCCAACTTCTTACAGTTCCTTCCGGCACCTTAAGTCTATCTGATATTTCTTTTAACATAAAACCGGAGGTAAATAGTTTATGTGCTTTTTCTATATTCTCATTTTTAGCCACAAGCTACACCCCTATCTATCATAATTTACTTAAAATCTGTGGTTTATAAATATCACTTCATCGTGCACACTATTGTTAATCGTAATAATGTTATTACCTAATAATCCTGTATGAAGCATTTTAGCCATATTTTTATTGCATATAATACAGTTGATTTTTTCTGATTTTTTAAAGTCTTTCATTAATTCTTGAAATTCTTCATCTGTTGCCTTGGATATGTTGTATGCATATTTAAGATTTTGAATTTTATTAATCATGCTATCCACCTCACATCTTCACAATAAAAGAATCTTCACTCAAACAAATGCAGTTCTTCTTCTCTACAAGCACAGGCTCCGTCCCGTGGTATTCTTTCATAACAAGTCCTTTTCCAAGGATTGATGTTCCGTGGTTCAAGTCAATACATGCTACTATTCTTTTAGTTTTCTCTTCATAAATTGCAATAAAGTCTTTAGCATCCATCTTTTTTGCTCTCCACATCAAGCAGCGATTTTATTATTTTTCTATATTTCTTTTCGTTATATTTCAATTTGTTTATTTTTCTAACCGATTCGTCAGTTTCTTTTATTTGTTTCGCGCATTTTTCGTTTACCATATTTTGTACGCAAGCAGCATCAATTAAATCATCTGTTTTTAGCGGAACAATGACTCCATTTTCTATGTACGCGTTCGGCATAGTGTCAATTTGGATTGCTACGGATGTATTGGTTTTGTAATTTCCGTTTCTCAAATCAATAAAAGCAATTATTTTATTTGTGACTGTGTCCCTTACTGCAATATAATTATTAAACATACCATTCATATCAATCTCTCCTTTTTAAACTATGCATATCACTGCAAGTACTCCATACCATAACGTTTCGTTTTCATTTTTTTCTCCCTTGTAAAATTTCCACGCAAAATAAATAAACATTATAAGTCTAATTACCTCTAATACTGTTTTAACTACATTCCACAATGCACCCCACATATAAATCTCTCCTTTTCGCTCCAACAATAAACTCCTATCTCTATTATACCATTATGTAAACCATTTATCAAGTTTTATGTTAACTAAATGAAAGTAAATGACATGAAAAAGACACCATGCAACCGCACAGTGCCTTAAAGTTTATTTTGGTATGTATCGTTCCGGTAACTCTCGCCATGCAATAACATCTTGCTTCGACCATCCATCTGTAAATGTTTTCCCATTCCAAAACGCTCTAAATGGATAATT